TGCGCAATCAAACGATAGTCAAGAACTTTTTGCAATTATTTTGTGCTGCGTTTTCAACCACGGAACCTAACCCGTCGCTCAAGCGGGACGCGCCGCGATAAGGCCGCGTCGCGCCCCTTAGCTATGCGTTATATCCGTTCCCACAAAATAGCCGGATTGGCTCGATTAGCCGACTTCCCGGCTGGCTTGATCAATCCTCTGCATTCCATGCTGATTCCAATTTGTGTCGATTAACTTTTTTCATTTCGTCGCCTCCAAAGTGTTTTTGATACTTTCCCATTGTCAATTCGGGTAATGATTCCGGCCTTTTCCATTTTCAGCAGATTTCGTCGCGTTGTTGTCAGGCTTGTTTCTGTGGCCATGGCTGCTTCATCTGTCGTTATTTCTCTATCACCGATAGCCTGCAAGTATTCATCTTCAATGCTTTTTAAGGCGTCAACTCTGCTGCCATCGGATTTAAAGTACAGAGACTTTCCCAAGTGACTTGTTGTCTGCATCTTTCGTTTATCAAGAATTCCATCATGGACTAGCTTATTTAGAGCAAATGCAGACTGCCTTGGCGTAATCTGCAAATGATCAGCCATGTCTAGTACAGTCCATGAATAGTCTCCTATTTCCTGAATGATCAATTTTCGGATGTCGTCTGCTCTCTTTCTTGACGATGGTCTAATAATTTCTCCCCGGTCAGGTGGCAGTACTGGTTTCGCAAAGAGTAGAATCGAAATCATGCTGGTCATTGCGGCTCCGTGAATGTGGTTACATGGTTATCGAATATCACCATGTCGCAAGCACTGGCACCGGCTTCCCGTCGAATCCATAGGGCTGCATTGACGACGTATTCGTTGTTTGTCTTGCGCTCCAGATAGCGTAGGCAGTTGCGCTTGCTGGGACAACTGCCGCCGTCACATCGGGCTACGTTGAATTGGAGTGTCATCGGTTACACCTCAAAACGGGATGTCATCGCCAAGATCATCGAATGATGGTTTTGGCTTGCTCTTCTGCTGCTGCTCAGACCGTCTTTCGTTGTCTTGTGTCCGCTGTGTTCCTTCTATCTTGCCGCCTAGCATCTTCATTTCGTCGCCACGGATTTCGGTGGTGTAGCGTTCCTGGCCTTCCTTGTCGGTCCATTTGCGGGTGCGGATGCTGCCCTCGATGTACACCTGCGAGCCTTTTTTCAGGTACTGGCCGCAGATTTCAGCCAGCTTGCCGAAGAAGGAAATGCGGTGCCATTCGGTCAGTTCCTTTTTCTCGCCGGTGGCCTTGTCCTTCCAGCTTTCTGAAGTTGCCACAGTGATATTGCAGATTGCCTCGCCGCTGGCCGTATATTTAACCTCCGGGTCTTTGCCTATATTGCCGAGGATGATTGCTTTATTGACTGATGCCATGATGAAATACCTTTTTCAGTTGGTTTATCTGTTCTTCGATTTCTGCATTCAATTTCATAACCTCTTCGCAGATTTCGCTTATTCGCTTTTCGTCCCGATTAACCCTGACGATAAAAAGCTGCATGTCTTCCGGCATACGTGGGTCGTATGAAACAAAGTCGCACCACTCTCGGCCTGTGCATTCCATCTGCCAGAGCATTTGAAGCAGGTATTTAGTCGGCGGCTTGCCTGATACGGCATAGTCGATATGCGTTGAAGTATTTGGGCACTTGATTTCTATAAGCCCTTTATCTCCAATAAGTCCATCTGGAGATGCCCCGGTTAGCGGAATTGATGAATGAAGAATCAGCCCGACTTGCTCAATCATTTCGCCATGCGCAATTTCATAGGCTGATCTGGCCATTGGTTCCTGATCAGTTCCCCACTGCATTGCAGCATTGGTGAATGATTCTTGCGGCTTTCCGGTCAGTCGCTCGGCAACAAGTTGGCCCCGGTAATTGGCCCGGCTTGCTGATTCTCCGGTTTTTGTTTTGGCCATAAGGTCTGCAATTCTGGAGGCTGTGATAAGACCAGCCCTTGCAGACAGCCATTCCGCTGTGCCCTGGTTCATGCTTGACTCGCCATTGATTCAGATTCGGCGGAAAACTTTCCGGCCATCGCCTTGGCAACCTTGTCGATTGCTGCGATTGCTGATTTGTCGCCTGCCGTTGCTGCTGCTTTTTTGGCATCCAGATAAACAGGGAGCATTTCGTCTCGGCTCTTGCACGATTCAAGCTGCTGTAAATACGGCACAGGATCAAATTCTTCCTGCTGATAGCGGCTTTCGTCGTCTTCGCCTGTTTCGATGTTGAACAGTTTCAGAATCGCGTTTTTGGTCGCGTAGCTTTGTGCCTTGCCCGGTGCTTTGTCACCGTTATCTAGCGCATGGGCGCTTTGACAGGAGACAATACGGTCTGTTGGGTCGTCGATATTCACAAAAGAAATATCGTAAGTGGCTTCATACAGACGCTGTTTTGCATCCGATTCTTTCGGATGAAAAGTGCATGAAGTGACCGAAGGAACAATGACGACCCCTTGCTTAATCAGCGCCTCACGGATCATTCCGGTTACTGCATCATGCGTAACGGCCTTGTAAGACCCGCCACCAGTTGATACCGACTTGTCCTTTTGGATGTAACCAATGGACTTGCGGACTTCGTTGATTCGTTGATAGATATTCATGGCGTGTACTCGATAGCAAGAAGGCTGTTGATCTGCTCGTCAATGCGGGTAAGCTGCATTTGCATTTCGGCCTGAACCTGTTTTTTCTGCTTGCGCAGCTTGTCGATTTCGGCGCTGTTCATGTCAAAATCATCGGGTATATCAACCTCGATAGAAATCGGATGCTCGAACAGGTAGGTATATCCGTACTCGCTCATGTCGCAGACCTTGGCCGAGAATTCGACTTGCTTTGTGCTGTAGTTTCGTCCGGCATGAATGTGCAGCGTCATATCAATGGTGTGTTTCACAGCGCCATCCTCCATGTCTCGCGATCACCAGACTTCCGAAGCTCGGCATACTTGCGGCGCACCTTGCGCAGTTCGTTGCGTGCGTTGATCTGGGCAATGATGATGCGATTGATAAAGTAGGGTTCTCGGACCATCTCCAGGCACTTGCTCTGCCCGTCGATAGTTGTTTCTAGCGCCCTGATTTGAGCCAGCAGAAAGATGCGTTTGAGTAGTCGCATGGCAACTCCTAGGAATAAAAAAGCGCCGATGATTTGGCGCGAAGGCTGGTGTCATGTCAGCACCAGCGGAGGGAGAAATGGTTGCCGGTTACGCTTTCCGGCTACGCGTCAAAAGACCCGGCTTGTGACCAGATGCGCGTCGTTTTACTAAGTGGTGTATGGCTGATTGATCGACTAAATGGCTTGCCAGGCCAACCGGTGATTAACCGTGCGCCCCGACCTGATACGTCGGCACATAGATCGACGGATACGCTCCCCGTCCTCTCTGCGTCATGACTCGCATTGAGCGTGATGTGATTCCCGGATCGTTGCCTAGCCGTTAGGACGGCATCGAGCACTGCCCGGTCTATCACAGCGCAGCACACTGGATAATCCACATAGGGCGTTCCATTTCCCTGCCAATGTGCTGCGATGTGGCGGCTATTGCTAACCGCTGGTTAGTTAGGCACCAAAACTGGTGTCTACAAAGCGTTAGCGCCCATCGAGTGCAGCGCCCTCGTTTGCATATCCTCAAGCCCTGTTTTGCTGGCTGCCGTCAGCGCGTTAATCACCGTCTGGATGCCGTGCTGGTAAATCTCGTAATGCTCAGCGTTGCTGCGATGTCCACCGCCATAGTCAGTGCATCCTCGCGCAATCCGCAACGCATCTTCAAAAGTCAGTTCCATTTCGTTCTCCGTAGTAGGCCGGGCGCTAACCCGTCAATCAACCGGACGGCCTTCAGCCGCCGGTTATCTCAGGCGTTGGCAGTCAAAAGCATGTCGCCCTGCACCGCCGTATCGCCAGCGCCGACTTTTGCGTTCTCGAACAGCCGGGGCTGTGCGTAGGCTTGCTCTATTCGGCGGCAGGCGATGTCGAAATATTTGCGCTCGCGCTCGATGCCGACGAACTGCAAACCTTCCATTACGCAGGCCACGCCGGTTGTCCCGCTGCCCATGTACGGATCGCAAACCGTCAAAACATCCTTGGCCTGCATCAGCGCCCACCGCATCACCGGCACGGGCTTTTGCGTCGGGTGCTCGCGCTCTTCTTTGTTTGCCATGTCCTGCTGCAACATGCCTTGCCAGCGCCAGCGCAACCGCCGTACCGCTTTCGGCAGGTTCGTCCAGGCAAGTTCGCAGTCAGCGAAATCGGTTTCCCCGTTGTCCTTGTCCCAAACCAGCCAGCACTTTGCCGGCGGCAGCGGAAAGTAATTTCCACCGAAAAACACCTGCAACCGGCTCTTGTCTTTCATCAGTTCAATCATCCACGTCGGGGGCGGGCTACTGTCCCAGTCGTACTCTCCGTAGTCTCGCTGGCTCGCCATGCCGTGCCCTTGTCGGGAGTTCTGCTTTTTCTTGTTCTCGTTTATCCCATACGGCGGGTCGGTCAGCACCAGATCGACGGGCGGCAGCAGCGGCAGCACTTCGCGGCAGTCTCCGTGCCAGAGTTCGCAATTCCCGATTGTCACTTTCTCAGCCATCATCACTCCGTAGTTACGTTTTGCCTGCTAACCCGTCAATCCACAGGACGCCAGCGATAAAGCCGCTGTCGCCTGTGATTTCAGGCGTTAGAAGGCACAAGCCAAATGGTCATGTATTCGCGCAAACGGCACCATCTGCGCCTTCGAGTATTCGAGCCGGTTGTCATTCAGCGGCCCACCAATTCCGTAAATCTCAATGTGAATCTTCTTCTCTGCCTCGTTGCGCAAAGCCAGTTCTTCCTCAAGTTCGGCAATGCGCCGCGCCTGCTGTGCAATCAGTTGTTCGTCAGTCACTTCCATCCCCTTATCAACCAGCCTTCTAACTCCACGGTGCAGCGGACCTTCGCTGCGCTCAGTCCGCTAACCTTTGGCGTTAGCCGTCATGTTGTCTGTGTCTCGAAACTCGCCGCAAACGTGTTCGCGGCGAGTCATGATGTGGCCGGCATCAACCCGCAGGCTGGTGCCGGTGATGCCGAGCATTGCAATCCGCTCTACGCCGGCTACAGGCACAGTTCTGATGCACTCGCCGGCAACGGTGTTGTGCCACCGCCACCAGTCGCACCCAGCGCAGCATGGCCCGTGCTGTTTGTAAAACGCATCGACAATGGCCTGTTTCTTCGCAGTCACGGCTAACACAGCGGTCAACGCGGACCTTCGCAAGCTGCGCTTGCTCGGCCCGTTACCTCAGCGTTAGAAGGCAAAGTTTCGTCATGCGCCAGTGCCGCAATTTTCGACATTCCAAGCCACATGAGTACCTGCATGAGAGGGTGCCCAATCAGGTTGTGCACCGGCCAGTTTTGGTAAAGCCGCTTCATTTTTGTCCTTTCTTCGCGCTGGACATTCAGCAATTGGCGTTGCCTCGTCCCATCACCTAAGCGTCACAAATCGAACCAGCCGGGAAGGTTGTCTACCGCAGCTTCCTTTCGTAAAAGTTAGCCCCAGCCGGTTCGATTTGCCTCCGCGTTAGCAGAGGCTTGCATGTCTGTCCATGCTGTCTATCAGCCCGTAAGCTGCTGCGACTCGGCTACCCTTAACCACTTGCGTGGAACCCTCAGATTCAGGGGGTCAAAGCGTCAGGTGGTCTTTAGCTACACCGGCTGTCTCCGCTTACCCTTGGAGCTTGGTTATCCCGTTGTACCTTTTGCCGGGGATAAACGTATTCGGCTTGCTGCATGGTCAATTTGTTTGTCAGGCTGACCAGACCTCGAAACTTGGCAACTCAAGCACTCCCTGGTTCGTTCCTTCCGGCTTACCCACCTTGCGGCTCTCTGCTTTCCGGCCAGTCACCGAACTCGTCGGTGTGTGCTGCTTGCTGATGTGTCCATTATCCATATTTAGATAAACATTGCAATACTTATTTGGACATTTTTATTCGAGTGTGTACAATGCGCAGCAAGTCGGGGTGGCACCCGGCCTGGTAATCGGCAGAGGTAGGGGCAAGCCCTATCGGTTACTTCGGTTCATTAGCCCGAAGTCGCCGCCAAGCTGTCATGGTGCTAGATATAAATGCTAGAAGCCCTGGACAGTCAAAAGCTATCCGGGGCTTTCTTTTGGCGGCTAGCCTAGCGCAGAGTAGGGAAGGGATAAACAGCCGAACGGCTGCGCCGCACAGTGCCATAGCTGACGCCTGACCGCTCGGCAACCTTTTCATTGGTGTCTAGCCCTGCCGATTCGCGCATTAGGCGCTGCATCCTGGCCGACATATTGAGCCTTGTCTCGTCACTCATTGGCAATGATGTGTTGTTGATCATTTCGTAAGTATCAATCAAGTAAATATCCTTGTGCGGCTATTGGTGATTAGCCAAATTTGGATTAAGATAAGCGACATGGAAAACGACTCTCTACTCTCATATGTGCTGGCCAAACTCGACAAGAGCAAGGGCCGTCACCGTGAAATCGCTACTAAGTGTGGCGTGGCTTACACGACCGTCCGCAACATCGCCCAGCGCGTAACGCCGAATCCTGGCGTGCAGAGCGTTCAGGCGCTTGCCGACTTCTTCCGGGAAGACAAACGCAATGCCCGAGATCCGCTTTGAAGCGAAGACTGAAACCGTCGCCGTGTTGGACGGATATTGCTCTGCAACAGGTAAGTGCCGAACCGCTTTCATCAATGACCTCCTTGATCAATGGGCAACCGCCAAGCTCTATGAGGCCACTATCGTCTTTCGTGTTGCCGGTGTAAATCCGGCCTCACCGGAGCCAAAGGGGAAAACAGCATGATCTACACACTGATCTACATCACCGCATCAATCGTTGTCTCTCTGCTGGCTGGCGCAGTCATCAAAGCTGGCGGGTCGGGTAAATGATCTACAGCACCGAAGGAACGCACATCCAGGCCTTCCGCGAACGCACCGAAAAGAACGTCGCAATGCTCAGTGCAGGACATGTCCCGGCCAAGGCTTACTGCCACCGCTGCGAGACACGCCGGACGGCTGCAACGGGTCGCTATACGGCATCCGGCAAGTTTGTTTGCCACGGCTGCGGAAAGAAGTGATGAACGTGCCGCGTCAAACGGCAAAGAAAACCCCGAGCTTTGATGGCTGGCAGGCCGCTCGGGTTGTGCAAAAAACCTAACTGAAAGAGATTATGTACCAAATTCATCCAATTGCGGAAATTTTTCCTCGCATGCCCGGCGAGGAATTTGTCGCCCTAAAGAAAGACATCCGTGAAAACGGGCTGCTTGAGTCAATTTGGTTGTTTGAAGGGAAAGTGCTTGATGGTCGGCATCGGTATTTTGCCTGCCAAGAAACCGGCTCAGAGGCAACCTACCGCGAATATAAAGGAAGCGACCCTGTTGGCTTCACGATTTCGTTAAACCTGAAGCGCCGCCATCTTGATAGTGGTCAACGAGCCATGATTGCGCATTCACTTGAGCGCATGAATCATGGTGGTGATAGGAAGAGCGAAAATCAAGATGCAAATTTGCATGTTGATCGCCATCAAGCCGCTGAAATGCTCAATGTATCTCCGCGCTCAGTTGCTACCGCTGCAATGAAGAACCCTCGCGCAAATATTGACATTGAATCTGCTTCAAAGCTCATAGCGCTTGGCTTGCGCTTGCTTGCAAATGGGGTGGTCAAATGAAAACAAACCCGTGGTTTCGTATGTATAGCGACTTCATTTACGACGAAAAAATAGAGTTTTTGGCATTTGAAGATCAGCGACATTTTGTGTTTTTGCTTTGCATGAAAAACCTTGGATTGCTGGACAAGGAATACCCAAGCGAAGCTATGCGAGAGCGCGTTATTGCAAAGCGCCTTGGGTTGGTTGGTGAAGCACTTATTGGCGCAAAAACACGGCTATTGGAAGCATGTTTGATTGATGAAGATTGGCAACCTACAGCATGGGATAAACGCCAGTTTGTAAGCGATGCTGATGAATCACATGCAGAGCGCCAGCGCCGTTATCGTGAGCGCCAAAAGATGAAACGTTACGGTGACGTAACGCGTGACGTAACTGTGACGCGTGCAGATACAGATACAGATACAGATACAGATACAGAACAGAAAGAACAAAAACAACGCGCTCCGCGCTTTGATGCGCAAGCGCATCTTGTCAGCATCGGGGTTGATGCATCGATAGCTGCTGATTGGATTCATCACCGCAAGACCCTGAAAGCATCGCCAACACTGACGGCCATTGACGGCATAGCGAAAGAGTCCGAGAGAGCAGGAATAAGCCTCTCTGACGCACTTTCCGTTTGCTGCCAGCGTGGATGGCGCGGGTTCAAGGCTGAATGGGTTAAGCCTGACGACCAAGTTCAAGGCGCATGGAAAAGCCAGCGCGACATTGAACGCGACGAGGTTAGCGATGTTCTGTGCGGACGCAAGCGGCCAGCATTGACCGAGCGTGTCATCACTGGTGAGGTGATCAATGCTTCCTGAGAACTGGGTCAAAAAAATATTCACGACGTTTGAAGGCCGTTACGGGACGCTTTTCAAGGATCGCTGGAAGGGCTGCGACCTCGATAACGTGATGACGACTTGGCGGGATGAGCTTTCCGGGTTTGCCGATAAGCCGGAGTGCATCGGCCATGCCTTGAAATCTCTGGCTGACGAGAAATTTCCGCCGACCTTGCCTGAATTCATCGCAGCTTGTCGCCGCGCCCCGGCTAAGGAAGCGCCGGCTCTGCCCTACAAGCCGACTGCCGAGGATGCGGCCCACCAGCGGGAACTTTCTCACAAGGTAGCCGAAGCAGTCAGGCCAAAAGAGTTTGATGGCTTGCTGTGGGCAAAGAAACCGAAATCTCAGAAGGCGATGGATTACGTCGCAGACGCCAAGAAACACGCTAACCGATTCCCTGCGCTTGCTGCTGTTTTCGATTACCTGCTTGAAAACAAGATTTGCAACGAGCATGGAAAATTGCTGCATCGGTGGGATAACAATCAGTGGGTGAAAGCATGAAATACCTAGTCACTCTCAAGCGCAAGCCGACGCTGAATGAATCGCAGAACGCCAGGCAGATTCGCGTCGAAGTGTCGGCAAGGACAGAGCAAGAGGCTAAGGATGCTGCTTTGTCTGCTGACAACTATGGAAAGTATTTTTCCGTTGCCAGCGTGAGGCGCGCATGAACGATCTATTCGAATCAATCCAAGAAGCCAAAGACGAGCGGACGGCTATCCAGATGGCCGATGGAATCGAAACGACTTCCGAAGAACTTCACCGCTGCGAAGTTAAAGCGGTCATTCGCCAGTGTTATCCAGACGGCAAGAAAGCAGCCGAGTATTTCGAAATCGTCGAATCCAGGCGCGGCCACCTCGCAGCAAATCGCCTGCGTGATGACTGCCGGGTGGCGTGGAAGGCAAAGAAGGAGATCGCAGCATGAATCCAATCCGCCACATAGACCAGGTAATCGACGAATTCTTCCTAGCCCGTACCTGTGCAACATGCAAGAAGCAGCACCCGACGCAAGCCTATCCGATGCTCACCTGCGAACACCGAGCCGAGTACGTTCCGAAATATGACCACTGCGTCCGGTGGGAGGAGAAGAAATGAGTATTCAGGCCGCAGATGCATTCATGGGGATATTCGGTATGAAGCGAGTTAAAGAGCCGAAATATGGTTGTCAGGAATACGACCTTGACCGCCTATGCCGATTCGACCGTAGGGCAATGGATGGTAAGTGCAATGGGTGCCAGCGCGAAACTGACCGGGAATATCTTGAGGATCAAGGGCTATGGATTGAGGGAATCAGCCATGTCTAAGACCATCCTCAAGCTGACCGGCGATATTGCCCGTCGTGCGGCCTGCAATCGCATCATGGAAGCGCAAGAAGGCCATGTGGTGACGATTGCCGAGCCTACCCGGTCACTCGACCAGAATGCCTTGCTCTGGCCGCTGCTGCAGGAGGTTTCCGATCAAGTCGATTGGTACGGATCGCGCCTGACGAAAGAGGAATGGAAGGATGTATTTTCCGCCTCGCTCAAGAAGCAGAAAGCCGTCCCCGGGATCGATGGTGGCTTCGTGGTCTGCGGACAATCGACTAGCAAGATGGGCAAGCGTGAATTCTCGGATCTGATCGAACTGATTTACGCATTCGCCGCGCAGCGTGGGATTGATCTATCGGAAAAGGTAGCTGCGTGATGGCAATCCCCAAGAAACCGCGCACATGCAGAGTATGCAAGACCGTATTCCAGCCCCACAAGATCATGCAGACCGTGTGTGGGCCGGAATGCGCTATTAAGCAAGCCCAGGCCACGCGCAGTAAAGCCGAGCGCATCCAGGGTATCGAGGATCGCAAGGTTATCAAGGCCAAGCTCGACAAACTCAAAACTGCAAGAGACTGGACCAAGGAGGCCCAAATTGCATTCAACGCATTCATACGAGAACGCGACAAGGGCCAGCCTTGTATTTGTTGCGGTCAATCGCTGTCATCTGGAGATGTTGGTGGGCAATACGACTGTGGTCATTACCGATCTGTCGGCAGCGCGCCTCATCTTCGGTTTGATCCTAGGAATGCTCACGCACAGCGTAAACAATGTAATCGCTGGGGTGCGGGCCGCGCTGTTGATTATCGTCTGGGCCTTCTCGCAAGAATTGGGAGTGAGGCTGTCGAATCACTGGAATCAGACCAAACGCCGCGCAAATACACCATCGAAGAACTGAAAGCCATCAAGGCTTATTACATCAAGAAACGCAAGGAGCTAATCAATGGCCGATGAAGCCGACCGTGGCAGTGACCGCGAGGAAGAAATCAAGAGCGACAGCATCGCCAAGGCAAGACGGGCCGCCGCATCAATTCCAGAAGGAAATCCAGGCGAGTGCGATTTTTGTGGCGAATGGTTCGGTAGATTAGTTGCAGGAAGCTGCGGACATTGCCGCGATAAATACAACAGGTGGATTAAATGATTACTCCAGCAACATCAATTCAAATCCCCTGGCGAATAGGTCAGGCAAGACGCGCATTCATGGCACCGATTGTTATCGTGCTGGAATCTATAGGGGATTATTGGCGGACATGGCATGAGGTCTATGGAGCGAACAAGTAGCACAAATAAAAACAGCCTCTAAAAGAGGCCGCTTTTTAGGTGAATAAGTAGGGGTACTTAATTATCCTAGAAAGGGCAAAAAATGCGAAACGAGAACAAGCACGATGTATTCATTGCATATTTAGATTTGCAGAATTCAGTTGGTGGGAAAATGCCACCATGCGTTCATTGCGGCGATAGCGTCGGGATAATTAGGTTTCATCACTGCAAATCAACCGGAGATGAATGCGCGGCATTTCGCCAGTATGAATCAAAAGGCAAATTCGAAGAATCCGATATTGGCGTAAGAATTAAAAACAATTGCCAGGATGATGAATGACGCTCCCGCGCTATTACTACAGCCGAGATCCACTAGATATTGTCATTGCCTACGAATCAAAAACCTGCAAGGGCTGCAAGCAGTGGGTCAAATACATCGTATGCGGGGAGCCAAAGATGATCTGCGAGAAAGGCCGCAAGAATCGCAACGATAAATGTTACGAAGAGACAACCGGCCATATGTGCGGAGGTGGTAAATGATGCAGGATCAAAACGCAGCACTCGCCTATGCGCTGAGTTTATGGGCAGACTGGATGCGAAACGACTTCGCCGAGATCAGGCCACTATGGTATCCGGCTAGGTCGTTGGTACTAGAGCCTCGCCAGGCTGTCACCGAAGATACGGCCAGCGAAGATGACGGGCTGATAGAGCATCGCATCGCAATCGAGGTCAATGTCGCAGTAGGCAATCTCACTCCTGCACAACGCTCATGTATCGAGCGCAGCATGGCACTCAACGCAATAGCCAGGATCAGGAATTACGAGGAGCAGCTAGAGGATGCGAGAGGCAGGATATGGCGTCATCTGCTATCGCGTGGATGCGTTTAGCGTATTTGTTTATCATTCTGACTAACTTGAGGCAGCGATGAAATCAGACCACATACACACACCAAAAGACGGAAGAGGGTCGCGTGATGTTTTTGTGAATGGTAAGTTGGTAGCGCAGGTGTTTTTTGCAGACACTAGGCGCGGGATTGTGAGAGCCTATAGATCACCTTTGCAGATCGATAAGAGTGGCAAGCGCCTACTGTCCGAAACGCTACGCGGTGTCGTTGAGGTTCGCGCAAAAGTTGGCGCGTGACGAACGGTACTCATTGCGGCGGCCTTGTTGCTAGTTGAGTTGCACAAATAAAAAACATTTGCTACTATCTTCTCCGGCAAGTAGCGTCTGCGAAATGCCAACTAAGCCCCAAGGTCAAAAGCCTCGGGGCTTTTTCGTTTGCCGATCAATTGACGTTAACGTCAACGTAAGCCGATAGCATCATGCCCAATCAATCACCGCGCATCCGTGGCCGCAAGTGGATGGCGATACGTGAGCGCGTAATGGCTCGTGACTGCGGCCTATGTCAGACATGCTTACGCAATGGACTGACAACGATGGGAAACCAGGTTGATCACATCGTTGCGCTGATCAATGGCGGCAGCAATGGCGATGACAACCTTGAGTGCATCTGTGAGTCATGTCACCAGGACAAGACCGACGCAGACCTCGGCCATGCGCCAAAGGTAACGACCGGGCTAGATGGATGGCCGATGCCACAGGAGCGCAGCACAGGGCCAGTGTGGAGGCGCAAGGGATATCGATAGGGCGGGGCGTAAATCTCTGCAGCTTTTCACCCGGACAC